TTAATCCAGTGGCTGATCAAGTAATTCTAAATGATCCATCGTCATCATTTGACGTACTTTGACCGCACTCGTTTGAAATCGCAAAATGACCGGGTCCTTGTAATTGAGGCGCCGTTGAAAGGCGTTAAGTTCTAAGTGCCAATCTTGATCAAACGCGTCGATCCCCGCAAAAGTCAGGTGCCCCTTTAGCATCACCGAAGAATAGTCGCTAAGATTATAGCAAAATAGACTCGCGCGTTTACTAGCCCGAATGTTTTGCGCCGTCGTTGTTTGCCGACTAGTATAGAAGAACAATTCTTCGAGGCTGCGGTGCGTTGGCATCGGACTCAGTGCAACCATGGTCGGAAAGCCGTTGGCATCAATCGTTGCGAGGGTGAAGATGGGGGCCGCCTGGATCATATGTAATGCGATTTGACGTGTGGTGTGTTGCATGTTCATCATCCCCTTAACGTCAGTATGCCGGAACGTAACGGTAAAGTCATACGTTATGCTCATTAAACGTAAAGCCAGCGAGGGGACGGTTTGAATAAAAAGTGCATAAAAAAAATCAGCTTCCACGGTGGATAATCACGGCGTGAAAACTGATTAATGGTCATATGATGGGCAGTCAGGGGTTTGAACCCAACTGAAACATAAACGCTATTAAACCAGTGCTTATGCGGTGTTTCACGTGAGACTTTTTACCTTTGGCTTACCAATTGGCTTACTTTTACTATGAAGTGTTAAAATAACCCAGTTTCCTGCTAGAACTGAAAATGTTTTTTTTTAACGTGGTCCACGTGGTCCGGTGGTCCAAACGCTGATATATCAGCACTTCAAAGACCCCTTGACGTGGTCCATATGATGGTCCAACGTGGTCCACTTGGTAAAAAGTACCTGAATATGCCAAGTTTAAAAGCCTAAATAATTGGCTAACTTATTGGCCGCCTGTTGATTTTGGCCCTTAGTGACGTGTGTGTAAACATTTAGGGTTGTAGCAACGTCCTCATGGCCCAATCTGGTTTGTACTTCTTTAATGGTGGCACCAGCGGCAAACAAAGCGGAGGCGTGACTGTGTCGAAATCCATGTACGGTAATACTAGGGGTTATGTGGTAATCAGTGATGATCCGCTTTAACCACTTACCCGGAGTATTAAGCGATTTAAAACCGTTCTTAGTGTTAGCAAAAACTAACTGATCCGGCTGTAACGTATTAAAACCTAAAAACAAATAATACTCACGTTGCTGTTTATGCCAGCGTTGTAATATTTCTACCGTCGTATTGTCTAAGCTGACAGTGCGGCGGCCCTTTTTTGTCTTAGGGGCTTGAATAATCTGCTTGCCGCGTTTCCCTTGGGTAAGTGTTTTATTAACCCGCAAGGTCTTATGGACAAAGTCAATATCTTGCCATGTCAGGGCTAAACACTCGCCGCGTCGCACGCCTGCAAACGCTAGTACCCGGAAGAGGCAATACTTTTCGGGCTCTTTTTGTTGGTCAATGCACTTGAAGAACGTCTTTAGTTGATCGCGATCCCAGAAGTTATCGGGCTTATCACCCCAACTATCAGGCTTGACCGGCATTGTAATCATTCTAGCTGGATTATGTGTGATATAGCCGTGTTTTAAGCCGTATTCAAAGACTGATACCAGATAATTGTACCAACGCTTGTAATTGTACGTGACTTCTTTAAACCATAGATTAACAGCACGCTGGCACTGGTTGACGGTGATGGTTCGTAACCGCTTGTTACCAAACAACGGCAAGATGTGATTATCGAACATACCAGCAGTCCTTGCCCAAGTGCTTTCACGAACGGTATTAATATACTGGTCGTACCATTCATGATAGACGTCAACGAAGAGAATATTGTTATCAACTGGTAAAACCGGTTCTTGCTGTAACTCTACTTCAATTCTGGATAAAGCAATACGAGCAGCGCTTTTTGATTTAAAGCCCCGACGCCGGGTTGATTTTTTTTTACCAGTTTGAGGATCAACACCTAAATAAACTTGAAACTGATAACGGGTATTCCCGTCCTTGTCCTGATACTTCTTGATTGTTGCCATTTATAATTTCCTCCATAACGTACCGTGCGGGGGCAGTGTTATGTAAGAAAAAGAAGATAATTTAGAAAAAAGTTTCTTCTTGGTGTTCTTTATGAATACGTTCGAGGATTTGTGAGAGACTTTTCTTTAAATTTGATCCATCATCTAGGTTTTGCACAATTTCATTTAAATCGTGTTCGATTGTTCCCTTGAACCACAAACGGTAATCTTTCTTTTTGATACTATCATTTTCTTTTCTTAATTCTTCAAAGGGGTTATATTTCAAAGCTGAAATGTCGGTAGGGTTACCTTTAATTTTTTCGAGACGGTATTTATTTGTGATTGCTGTTTTGTCATGTTTTACAAAGTCTAGAATATAATCAATTTCTTCAAATTCATTCATATACAGTAAAGATCTAACATACTCGATAATCTTTGTTGTTTTATCAGCACTTTCTGAAGCAATTTCTGCTGATCTTGTGGCGCTTAATTCGGCATAATATTGCTGCCAATCATCATCATTTGCATTAATAAAGTATTCATAAGTGTAGTAGTCATTGACATTTTCCGGTATTCCATCAGTAATTAACCAGGAAGGCAGATTGAAAATATGAGCAACCTTTGGAATGAATGAGGCTGGTATGGTTCTGTCACCTCTTTCGTAATTACCAAGCGTATTTGTTGGAATATTTAATTTTTGTGCTAATTCTGATTGCTTTATTTTTTTGATTTTTCTTATTTTAGCAATTCGATTACCTATATCTTCATTTGAATTTTTGAGTGACATAAGAATACCTCCTTTAGTAAGAATAACTCGAAAATACTTCAAAATAAAGTTTTTTCATTCAAAAACTTGCAAAACGTTAAATTGGGGTTTATTATGTTTTTATACCACATAACGGAGTTTAAGGGAGGCGGAACAACATGCAAAAAGAATTGCCACGTTATATGACATATAAGCAAGCTATGGACTGCTTAAATATCAAGTCATACAACACGCTTTACAAATATATTAAGCAGGGTTTACGAGTAGTTGCAATCAACGGTACAAAACGTATTGACCAACTAGACGCTGATAAGTTCATGGAAGCACATAAAATTTAATTGTACCGTGTGGGGGCAGAATAAATTTTAGGAGGTGATTTCATGATAGCAACAACAATCTTATGGGCAATCAAGTTTATGATTGTGTCGTTTGTTGGCAACGTGGCGTTTAAGGTAATCAAGGACCCGCGTCGGTATTTTGGAGTGTGAGGTCAGTCATGGGAAAGCATACAAAAAAGACCTACTTTGCTTTGGACAGCAGTAGGTCGAATGGGGTTACTTCAAAAATATGCTTTCCCTTATTTTAACACGTTAACACGGTTATATGGAGGGAATTTGTAATGAAGAAAACTAAAGATTTAGATGAACTAGCGTTTGAGGCTGGATCACTCGTAACTTCAATAGATGCTTTAGATGATTTTGTCTATGACTACTTCGTTAATAAAAATATAGAGCATTCCGAAACATTGAGTGGACTAATCACTGTCATAAAGCAATATGCAGAAGATCACTATACAGATATTGATGAGCTTAATACGTTTGGCGGTGCTGAAAAATGAAAGAGTTCGCAACGCTCGATAAAGCCATTGAGCTGGCCAAAAAAGGCTATGCTGTTTACCCACTGATTGAAAACACGAAGAAGCCACCGAAAGGGGTGGCCGGCTATAAAGACGCAACTAGTGACCAAGGAACCATCTTCGCATGGTTCGAAAAGCACCCAATTTATAACTTAGGGTTGCGCCTAGATTTATCAGATTTATTAGTTGTTGATATTGATATGCACGAGCAAACTAAAAATGGTCGTAATAGCTTGGCACAACTATTTAAGCAAGGGTATACATTGCCAAGTGACACCTATATCGAAAAGACAGCTAACGGTGGCATACATTACTTCTTGAAATACGCAGGTGCTAAGTTTAGAAAAGTTGACGTTTGGCCCGGAATTGATCTGCTGAGTGACTTCACGGTGATCGCACCAAGTGAGATTAACGGCAAGCAATATCAACCCTTAGATGGCAGAACATTGGCTGATATTAAGCCGGCACCTAAATGGTTAGTCCATAAGTTGGCGGGCCAAAAAGTGAACTGGCCTTCAGATCGCGCTCATACCACACGCCAAAAGAGATATACCGGTCATTTGCTTGATGAAATGGTAACCGGGACAACCCAAGGTAATCGCAACGCTTGGTTAACTAAGATGATTGGAAGATTGTTTGCTACCGGTGCGGAGCCAGAAAATATTTACGCATTAGCTTGTTCAATTAATGAGCGATTTATTGAGCAGCCACTAGAAAAGAAAGAAGTTACCACGATTTATAACTCGATTTTGAAACGGGAGATGAAGCGATTTGAACGAAATTCCATCAGAAACTCAAAAATTGCTGGCTAACTACCATGATAAGAAGCGTTTATCCGTAGTTGTATCAAAAGACGGCAACGCCATCGACGAGGGATTAACTCCAATTGATGTGAACTTTATTGAAGCACCTAGTACTGCGATTTTAGCAGATTCGGAAGCGCTAAAAGAATTTAACCAACAGCTAGAACAGCAAGTGCCATCATGGTTGCACGTTTATTACAAAGCAGATAGTAAGAAAGACCCCAAGCCAATTCTAAAGGCTTTTGTGAGTGAAATTGCATTAGGCGATAAGCTGATTAAGCATGACCATCTAATTAGTTTTCCAATGCTAAAAGAGGGCGCTGTTTATCTTGAGATTACCGGCACTTGGCGAATGTTTAAAGATAAAGATGCCGTTAATTACATTGAAACCCGCCTGACGCATATTTTGAAGCCGTGGGGCGTTTATAACGATGGCAACATTGCTAGAGCGCGGCACTACACTCAACGCTTTATGTACCAAGCTAACCGGCTAGACAACCCATTTGACAATGCCGACCCGAATTTGGTCGCTTTCCGAAATGGTACGTTCAACATGGCAACCGGAAAACTGGAACCCAAAAAACCTGAAAATTATTTGCTAAACGGCCATAATTATGACCTAGACGTTAGTGGCAAGCCAACACCCCGAACAGACACATTACTGCATGACATGGTCGGCAATGCTGCCACTTTCTTGAAGGAGTATATCGGCTATGGTTTCTATCACAGTTACCGGCCATTTCAAAAAATGGTGTTTCTTAGTGGTAGTGGTGGCGAGGGCAAGTCAGCATTTCTAGTGGACTTACTGGCTCGAACGATTTACGGTGCTGATAATTATGCGGCCGTTCCGCCTGACGAATTAGCTGGCAATGACGCACGTTTTAAGCCAGCACAATTGTATGGTAAGGAAGCTAATATCGTTGCTGATATTCCCAAGGGCTATCTTAGCAACACGGCCGTTTTGAAGAAACTTAGCGGTGGAGATCCAATTGACGCGGAATTTAAGGGCATGCAAAACTTTACGTTTATCAACTACGCCAAGATGATTTTCAGTGCGAATGCTTTACCATCTTTCACTGATTCATCTAATGGTATGACTGAACGATTAGTTCTAATCAAGTTTATCAACGGCAACACCCGAACAGTCAATAAGGATTTTTGGAAAGAACATGATATGCAACTCGTTAAGGCTGAAAGAAGTGCATTCGTGTACCAGTGCATTAAAGCATTCATGGCGGCCATGCAACGGGGATCACTGACTGAAACAGACGATATGAAGCTTGCTCGTGACGAGTGGGTCGACCTGAACGACCATTTCGGCCAATTCATTGAAGAAGCTTGTGAGATTGATACCAGCAAGGACGAGGGCGATTCCAGCAAGGACGTAGTGGCTGAATATAAAGCTTTCTGCTTAGAAAACAATTACTCCGATAAGACTACCGCACAAACGATTGCTGAGAATTTAAAAACGTATGGGGTGCAAAAAGTTAGAAGCCAGCATGGAACACACGACCACAATTTTATTTGGCGATTTAGAGGATTAAAGCTAACAAAAAGCTATATCAACCCAGCATTTAAGAAGTAATATCCATAATATCCAAAAGTATATCCAATGTAGTATCCAGAAAATTTCTTAGAGCCACAAGGGACTATCCATAATATCCAACCTTAAACTCATACTAAAAAAATAAATTTAAAAAAATAATAGAATATATATTATTATGCGTGCGAGGGATACCCCATAAATGTTGGATATTATGGATACTATGGGTTAAAACGTTGATATATAGGCATTTTTAAGCTATAAAAGTTGGATATATGTTTGGATATTACTATCCATAATTTCGGGAACAGCCCACTAATTACACTAAGGAGATTACAACAATGAAAATCAAGTATCCACAATTGGTCGAAATGGCCTTTGAGATAATGAAAAACAAAGCTCCACTGAATATGGTCAACGCCAATGAAATCAAGTCTGCTATCTACCGTGAACTAGTCGATGAGGGTGCCCTTGATGAGAATGGTCAGCCGACACAACTGGCTTTCAGTAAAGGCTTGGTAGATGGTGGACGTCATCAAACACTTGCCGAGTATAAACAGGAATTTCCACAGCTTAAAGGCTTTTCTGCTAATCACTTTAAATACACAAGTGACGGCTGGGGATTTGACAATTACGTTATGCGATCATTGGCTAACAAGGTATTCAAGACAAGCCGCAACGAGTTTGAACGACAACGGGCACTAGATATATTACGGCAAGTAGATGAAGTAGAAAAGGAGAGCAAACAATGAAGCAATATAATCTAAGCCGCCTGGATAAGCGGGTACAGTTTGGCACCGTCAAGTCTGTTCAGAACTTAATAAATGGCACAACCAAGCAACAATTCGTACCGCTGTTTACTGTCTGGTACGGTGAATTCATGCTAACCGTTAACAACACCATTAGTCTTACAGGTACGACTGCAACGACTGATGAGCTAATTGCGGTGCGCCATGATGAACGTATTACCACAGCACTACTAGCGTTGATAGATGGTGTTGAATATAAAGTTGCTGGCGTCAGTTCTGATAGCGAGCTGAATGCTTATGACGTGGTCACACTGACCAAGGTTAATGGTCATGGCTAAACCAATGAAGATGTGTGAGCACCCGGGTTGTCGTACGCTGGTCGCATATGACACACGCTACTGCGAGAAGCACCGCAAAGCTACCAACAAGTGGCGGTATCATAAACGCATGTACGATTCTGACGAGAGTAAGTATCAACAGTTCTACAAGTCGTCAGCATGGCGTCGCCTATCGCGGCGATTCTTAGAACTTAACCCAGTCTGTATCAAGTGTTATGAAGATGGGGAGATTCGTAAGGCAGATGTAGTTGACCACGTTATCGAAATCAAAGACGACTGGTCAAGGCGACTTGATGAAAGCAACCTCCAAGGTCTTTGCCATAGACACCATAACCGGAAGACTAGACTGGCTAGAGAACAGCGGGAGCAACAAACTAAATAACCAATGAGTGTCGTGCTGAAAGGTACGGCGCTTTTTAGCTGAGCGGAGTTTTCCGCTAAGTGAATCAGACTGGCTAAGCTTAACTTAGGCAATAGATCTGCGCAAAACTGCGCTGAACTTTCAGCCGAGCTACTGAGTCGAAATTTTCGACCGAGTTAACCAACCCGCATTTTGCGTCTACGTTACCGAAAGTGGCAATGGACTGCGCCAAGTTTTCGGCCGAGTGAACAATTCAAGTTGGCGGCTTAATTTTCGGCCACGAGACTAATTCAAAACAGCATGACAGCCCAGAAACGTTGATATGGGGGGCTATGGTCGACCAAAAAGGAGCGGACAGCATACTTTTGTGTTTATAAAAGTCCCTTTTGAACTTTGATTTTTTGCTGATTTTGCTGGATTGTGAAATATCCCTACTAATAATGCGAAATTTGAACAAATAAACAGTCAGGGGGTGATATGTAAATATAAACATGTTATTAATTGCACTTTATCGGAATATGTGCGATAATATAGATATAATAAACGGATTCTGGATATATGTATCAATCAGCCGCTATGGGTCTAACCCGTGGGGGCTTTTTGGTACGTAAATTTAAACGAAAGGAGTGCTCCGAATGAGCCAAAAAGTAAAAGCCTTAGCTAGTATGAAGAAACATTTAACCAATGATGAACGTGATCAACGCAAGGACGCTGAACGGGCCCTGTTTGATTATCCGGTGCTTGATTTAACCCCGCCAGATTGGTTACATGATCGGGCCTTGACTGAATGGCAACGGGTAGCGCCTTATTTAAAGGCCAATACCCCAATTAGTGAACTTGACCGGGCGATGTTAGCCAGTTATTGCCGCGCTTATGCCACGGTACAGACTTGTGAGAATGATATTCGTAAAAATGGACTAGTACAGACTAATCAAGAGACTGGTTCCCGTAAACCGAACCCTTACGTGGCCTTGCAATCACAAGCAATGAAAGATTTAAAAGCCTTAGCCAATGATTTAGGCATGTCGCTATCGAGCCGGGCCCGCATGGAATTAAACAAGCAGAAAGATGAGACACCCGAAGATACTTTCGAGGCGATGTTGTCATGATTGAATATGTTGACCAAGTTTTATCGGGCCAAGTGTTGGCTGGTCAAAAGATTAAATGGGCGTGCGAGCGATTTAAACGCGATTTAAGCCGTTCTAAAGAAGACAGCTTCCCGTTCTACTATGATGAAGACAAAGCGGCACAGGCGGTTAAATTTATCGAATTAATGCCGAAGACTGACGGTAGCCAACTCACCATGCAACCATTTCAAAAATGGATTATCAGTGAGTTATATGGCTGGCGTGAAAAAGCAACCGGTAATCGGCGCTATGATCGAGCATTCATTAGTATGGCTCGGAAGAACGGTAAAACCTATCTGGCTTCTGGTATGGCCGCTAATGGTCTTTTAAGAGAACGTCAGCCCGCCCGCAACCGACAAGTATTATTCGTCAGCAACGCCCTTAAACAAGCTAAATTAGGCTACGACATGCTTTCAAGTGGGCTACGGCAAGTCCGCAAGCAATCGAAGTACATGCGGCAACGGATTAAGGTGCAAAAACAAGCCATTACTGACTTAGAAACTGATTCGCAAGCCTTAGCCCTTGCCAGTGATACCAGTACGCTTGATGGTTATGCCGGGACTACCGTTATTTTAGATGAATGGCACGAAGCTAAAGACCGCAAGGTGTACAACGTTTTAAAGTCTGGTCAAGCACAAGAGGATAATTCCCTGCTGGCGGTGATTTCCACCTCGGGCCTTAATCTCAATGTCCCAATGCACGCCGAATATGACATGCTGACGGACGTTTTAAAGGGCAAAACCGAAGCTGACCGTTATTTTGTGGCAATCTGGGAACTGGACGACCGCGAAGAAGTTTACGATCAAGCTAATTGGATCAAGGCAAACCCGTTATTCAGCGAACCACACGTTAAACAACGCATGACGGAAAAGATCCAGGCCGATGTTGACCTTGCCATTAAACAAAATAATCTCATTCCGGTACTGGTTAAGAACTTCAATATGTGGTTGCAAGCTAGTGAGGATAGTTATATTTCCGCGGACGATTGGGCCGCTGGTAAATTGGCCAAGGTACCCGACTTACATAATCGTGACGCCTATATTGGCATTGATTTATCCAAAAGTAATGACTTGACCGCGGTTAGTTGGTTGATACCAATTGGCAACGGTCAGTTTTATTGTGATAGTCATTCGTTTGTGGGCACTAAGTACGGCCTTGATTCTAAGATTAAACGTGATGGGATTGATTACCGGTCAATGGAGCGCGCTGGTGAGTGTAGTATTACTCGCCTTGATAGTGGTGTGATTGATTATGATGAGCTATTTGATTTTGTACAAAAACTAGTCGGAAAATACAACTGGAAAGTGAAAGCCATCGCGTATGACCCGTATAACGCGCAAACGTTAATTACAAAATTTGAGAAATTAAGCTACCCACTGTTTGAAGTGCGACAAGGCACCAAAACTTTGAATATTCCAACCCGCAATTTTCGTGATCAGCTTTACGATGGCAAGATTAAACATAACGGTAACAAGATTCTCGCTTATGCGGTCAATAACGCCATCTTGAAAGTGCTAAACAATGGTTGGCAACTGGATAAAGCCCGTAATAGTAACCGGATTGACCCGATTGCGGCGTTGATTAACGCGTTTGTAGCGGGTATGGACTATTACCAAGAAAGTGAGGATCAACAACATGCAGAAGATTACTACAAAACAGCGACTGCGGCAGATTTGTTCTGATTATGTACAAACGATCTTGTTGGTGATTGGCTTAATCTGCTTAGTGATTGGTTTTGGCTGCTGGATCAGTTGGCAAGCGGGGCTAATATTGGCTGGTATAGCCATGATTCTGTTGGCCTTGCTAATTAATTATGAAAAGCAAAGAGGTGATTAAATGAGTTTCTTCGTTAAAAGCAGTACCACCAGCGGCACGCATGATCCGGTAGCTGACGCCTTGGTTAGTTTATCAAGCAATGACCCGTATACGTTTGTGAGTGCGGCGGTGTTGCGTAATAGTGACATTTACGCGGCAATTAACATTATTGCGAGCGATATTGCCAGCAATCCGATTGTTTGCGATACGGCCATTTTTAACACGATGATTAATCAGACCCCCAATAGCCAAATGGACGGCTACCATTTCAAATATGCGTTGGCGGCCAACCTGTTACTCAATGGCAATAGTTTTGCGGAGATTTTGCCTAATCATACGTTGAAATTGATTGCCAATAACCAATTGACAGTTGAACAAGATGACGTCAGTGGGGCGTTAACCTACACCTATACCCCGATTGGTGGTAACAGTCGTCAGATCGCGCCTAATAACATTTTACATTTTAAATATTTCACCAAAGACGGCGTATCGGGAATTAGTCCGTTATATGCCTTGAAAGATGAACGCCAGATTCAGTCGGCCGGCAATAAATTGCTAACCGGCTTTTTTACTGCTGGTGTGCACGGCACCACGATTATTAAAGTCCATCAATCTGATTTAGGGCCGGAAGCTAAGGGCAATATTCGCAACCAGTTTGATGAAGCCAATACGGGTGACAACGCGATCAACACGATTGTGACCGATGACACGATGGATATTAGTAACTTATCCTTAAATACCGATGTGTTAAAACTGGTCAACTCGAATGACTGGACGACCCGACAAATTGCTAAGGCCTTTGGCTTACCACCGGAGCGCTTAGGGGTTGAGAACGATCATTCTAACCAAGAGCAAAGTGGCGTGCAGTATCTACAAGGGACGTTGCAACATTACTTTGATAGCTTTACCAGCGAGCTGTCGTTCAAGTTTGGTCATGACTTTACGTTTAATACGGACAAGCTATTGAGCCTTGATCCGCAAACGCAACAAGCCCAAGCGGTGGCTGGTTTCACTGGCGGCGTTATGAGCCGTAACGAAGCTCGGGCCAAGATTGGCTTGCCACCAACTGACGATGGCAATATTTTCTTAAACTTACAAAAGAATGGAGTGACTAATTCATGAAACAAGACCGACGGTTAACGATTGACGCCGAATTGCGAGCACAAACGCCGCAGCCAGAAACACCCGAAGACGGGCCAGCTGAAAATTCAGCAGACCCGCAACCTAAAGATTCCCAAACAAGCAAGGGCAAAACAATTAGTGGTTATGCAATTGTATGGAACTCACCAAGTAAAGACTTAGGCGGCTTCACTGAGGTTGTTACCCCTAAGGCCCTTGATGGTGTCGATTTATCAAACGTTCTTATGCTTAATAACCACGACTATACCCAAGTGTTAGCCAGTACCAAGGCGGGCACATTAACGTTAGAAACGGACGACAAGGGGCTACATTTCACCGCACAGTTGCCGAATACGTCGTTTGCTAATGATGTTTACGAAGAAGTTCAAAGTGGGAACGTTGATTCCTGCTCATTTGGCTTTGATAGTGACGACGACACCGACGAATGGACTAAAGATGATGGCGGTAATATCACGCGCACCATTAATCAAGTTAAGAGTTTGTTCGATGTGTCAGTGGTAGCTGTTCCCGCTTATGACGATACAAATGTGCAAGTTGACACCCGTAGCTATGAAAAATTTATTAACCAAGAAAAGGAGCCTGACAACATGGCAAAACAAACAATTATTGATCCCAATGACAATAGCAATGAAAACAAGACCGGTATTCCCGCCTTTGAGCAATATGTACGAAGCCACGGTGAAACCCGAGACGGCTTGAATACGAGTGGTGCCAGTGCGGTTATTCCCAAGGAACTAATTACCCCTGTTTTCCAATTAAAGCAATCCACCTACAATCTCGCCCAATATGCAACGGTTAAGCAAGTTTCTAGTGGTTCTGGGACTTATCCTATCTCGACTAGTCGACAATCAGCTGTACTGGCTACTAAGGAAGAACTCGCTGATATTGCGGACGTTAACGCGAATATGTTTACGGAAGTGCCATTTGATGTAAAAACCCGGGCGGGTAAGATCGCCTTATCTAACGAGGTCGTAGAAGATGCCGAAGTGGATATTGTGAGTGAAGTTAAGGCTCAATTACAACAACTCGTTGATAATACGGACAACACGCAGATCATGGGACTGTTAACGGGTAGTAGCTTTGCTAAAGCAACGGCCACCAGTATTGATGATCTTAAAAAGATTTTCAACGTGACGTTAGATCCCGCCTTGAGCAAAATGTGGCTAGTGAACCAATCCGGGTTCAATTACCTTGATACACTCAAAGATTCCGAGGGTCGTTACCTATTACAGCCGAACCCAACGGCACCCAGTGGTTTCACCTTATTAGGGGCACCAGTCGTCATGATCAGTGATAAGTTACTGGCTAACAATGCGGACGGGACGTTCCCAATGATTGCGGGGGACTTATCACAAGCGGTGGCTGTTTTCCGGCGTAACCAAGTAACTGCCCAATGGGACAAGTTCGACCAGTTCAGTCAAGGACTTTCCGTCATTGTGCGGAATGATTATGAAGTGATTGATAAGACCGCTGTAATCAACGTGGCGTTAGGAGCCGCAACTGCTGGTAAATAATCGTACCCACTTTTGGGCACGGCTATACAAAGGGGTGTCCATTTTAGACACCCCCTATACATAAATTAAAACTAAGGGGGGCACGATTCGTTACCCCCCTAAAAAGGAGTGATTACATGGCTGTAACCGTTGATGATATTAAACTAAGCCTGCGAATTGATGTGACCGAAGATGATCCAATGATTAAAAGCTATTTAGACGCCGCCGAGGACTATGTTCAGACGGCCGTTAGTGGAAGCAAAGATGTTTCTATGTACAAACAGTACGATTTTGCCGTGTCCTTGCTGACGCAATTCTGGTATCAAAACCGAGTAACTGATATGACAAAAACACCGTATCAAGTTGTCAGCATGATTCAACAACTGCGCGGCTTAGTAACCGGATAAGTTTTAAAGTGAATGTGTTTCATGTGAAACAATTATAAGTGAAAATATTTGTTTTAAGTGTTATAATATAAGTATTCATTGTGTTGATATTAGTCGGAACGGGGTGTAATAGCCCCGTTTTTTAATACATATATCTGGAACCAGAAAGTGTGATTCCAATGCGCCAAGATGTTAAGAAGATTTGTAATTTATTAAAGCAATATGCCAAACTAAAACGTGACTTGACGGCTTTTAATCAAGTTTCTAGTCCCTCGTTCGATGGAGTATCAAGCCATAGCAGCCGAAACGGCACTGAAAGCCGTCTGATAAACCATGTTGACCTGTCTTACCAGCTAAAAGAGGTCGAAGACGCCCTCAATGCAATTGATGATCCTCAATATCAATTTATCTTACATGATTACATTATTGAGAAACGTTTCAGCCGGAATGAAGCTTGTGAACAATTATCGGTTAGTACCAGTAAGTTTAATTATTTAAAAAACCGGGCACTTGAACAATTAAAAATAGGACTATCGTAATTATTATCCTGGTTCCTGAAAAATATTATTCATTTTAGTGAATGCTATGTCGGTTAGTTGAGAATAATCTATCAATTTTCCTGGGTCAGAACAAAAATAATTGAGTTGCAGACATAATCTGTACTCGTGCATCTGATTTTTTGAAGCCAAATTAGAAAAGTTACTTTTAAGCAATTCACTATACGGAATTGTTGTGTCTTTTTTTGGTAGACTTGCAGACAGTTTCATATCATAGTTTACCCAATTAGCATAAAACCAACAGTTATCGATTTTTGATAAGTAATCATTAACTAATGTAGCAAAGTTATCTGCTGATATAAATGACAGGCCACGGTTATTTGCTATGTCTGATTCTTTGATGTCATTTATAAAATGGCTTGTAAAGGAGTCTGTTGTCAAATTTGCCATATCGAAATTATCAGTTATATCTGATCCACTTACGCCAATGTATGATAAATTATATAGACTAATTTTACTCTTTTCATCATCTAATTGATGAGTATCAAGGATAGTCTGGTTTCCAACATTAGTTGGATTACTTAGTACGGAACCATCTGTTTTGTCGAACATTCCAGTATTTGTACCGTCAGCAATGGCGGTTTTATGAAAGACTGAGGGCTTAGACAAGAAAAGCTTTTGATCTAAAGTATCTTGATAATTTGATTTACCGCCTTCACGTTTTTTTAAGTTGTCAGCCCTTATTAACATCACAGGCTTTTTATCAGTAGTCAT